ACCGAGTGGCCGGCTTCATCTCGGAACGCTGGCCGACATCAAATCGGAACGCTGGCCGGCTTCGCCTCGGAACCGGTGGCCGACTTCAATCGGAATCCGCAACCGAGCCCGACGAGGCGCTCGCGCATGGCGTATTGCAGGGCTTGGCTCTCGCGGTTGTGCTGGACCTGCTGCACCGAGGACTGGCGGACGTAGAGGACGGCCTTGCGAGCCCGGTGCTGCGGGCCGATCTTCTCAGCGCTCATCGGCGCCTCCGTCCCGGATGGTCGGCTGTGGCGCCCTGTCGGCGTAGGCGACGAGCAGGTGGGTCAGCAGACGGGTGAGGGTCTGCTGCGTCGCCGTCGGCAGAGCGCTCCAGGCCGGCGGCGTCAGAGTCGACGGTCCTTCCGTCAGGCCGAGGTCGAGCTGCGGATCCGACCGGCGCGGTCGGCGCGGAGGCTGTGGCATGGCGATCTCCCGAGGACTCGGGCGATGCTAGCTTTGCTCGGCGCGGGACAGGGCCTGCGCCACCCGTCGCGGCGGCGAGGAGAGCGCGCAAGCTCATGAGTGCGGACAAGGCCGCAACCGGCTGCGCCGCCGCCCGCGTCGCGCCGCACGCGACGGGATCGAGCATCCAGACCGGGATCTCCTGCAAGCGCGCCATGGGCGCATCCGTCAGCGTGCAGCGCGCTGCCGTCCCGGTTGCCCGCTCGACCACGTCGTGGACACGGACCGCGCGCCCGGCCCACGGATGCCATCCATAGACGACGACGCCGTTGTCGCCCGCGCCGGTACTATGGATCTTGTGGTGAGAGGTTGTTGTAGCCCTCGATGTAGGCGAACAGGTCGCGCCGCGCCTCATCCCGGGTCGCCCATCGTCGCTGGTGGACCAGTTCCACCTTGAGCGTGTGGAAGAAGCTCTCCATCGGCGCGTTGTCGTAACAGCAGCCGGTCCGGCTCATGGATGGCCTCGCCCCCATGCCGGCGAGCTGCTTGCGATAGGCCTCGGCTGCGTATTGGCGCCGCAGTCCGAGTGACAGATGAGCCCGACAGCTGGCCGCTGTCGCTGGCCCGCCATCAGCAGAGCAGCCAAGGTCAGCTCGGTCCGCATGTGATCGCGCATGGACCAGCCGACGATCTTGCGCGTGGCGAGATCGAGCACGGCAGCCAGGGAGAGCCAGCCTTCCCTGGTCGGCAAGTAGGTGATGTCCGCCAGCCAGACCGTGTTGAGCCCCACCGCCGAGAAGTCGTGCTTCAGGAGGTTCGGGGCGATCGGCAGCTCGTGACGGCTGTCGGTCGTGCAGGGCCGGAACCGGCGGCCCGCCAGGGCCCGGATGCCGTAACGGCGCATTAGGCGCTCTACCCGCCCGCTCACACCCGCGGCTGGCCGATCGGCGTTCGGCCCGCAGCGCAGCATGGATCCGAGGCGCGCCGTTGCGCCTGTGGTGCCCGACATGAATGCGCCGAATATCCTCTAGGAGCTGGCGGTTGAACGCCGACCGGGCGCTCTCGGGGCGTGATCGCCAGCCGTAGTAGCCGCTGGGGGGAACTCCGAGCACGCGGCACATGAGACGCACCGGCCAGGTGCGCGCATGCTGCTCGACGAAGGCGAACGTCACTTGGGCATCTCCGCGAAGGTGCCGATCGCTTTTTTGGACATCGCGCTCCATGGGCATCCGGTCGAGCTCACGCCGCAGGCGGGCGATCTCGGCCGCCTGATCTGCCGGGGATGCGACGGGGCTCGTGGGCGACGCTCCCGCCGATCCTGCCGACCGCGGTCGAGGCGAGACCTCGCGCAGCGCCGTGCGCCACTGCCGCAACATGGAGGGTTGGATCCCGAGTTCGGCCGCGATCTGCATCTGCGATCGGCCACTGCTCTCCAGCAAGGCGACCGCTTCGCGTTTGAACTCGGGCGTAACTCCCGTCTCGTCTCCGCCATCCGGCGCCATCCCCGCCCGTTAAGAGCGTATCAGAGGTGTCCGTGAAACCGGGGGAGTACCATTGTGGACTTGCTTCGGGAAAGTGGAGAGCTCTTTCCGTGAGGGAGGAGGTTCCCGATGCGAGAACCGAAGAAGCGCTTCACCCCTGAGTTTCGCGCCGAAGCCGTGCGCCTTGCTCACACGAGCGGGCGCAGCCGCCGAGAGGTCGCCGAGGATCTCGGCATCGGCCTCTCGACGTTGCGCCACTGGATCGACGGACAGCGCGATCGCGAGATGGAGGCGCCGCCCTCCGACCGCCAGGAGGACATGGCCGCCGAGCTGAAGCGGCTGCGGCGGGAGAACGAGGTGTTGCGCCAGGAACGCGAGATCCTGAAGCGGGCCACGGCTTTTTTCGCCAAGGAGGGAAGTCGATGAGGNTCCAGCTCATCGATGCGGCGAAGAAGGACTTCCCGGTCGCGCGTCTGTGCAAGCTCCTGGATGTCAGCCCGAGCGGCTACTTCGCCTGGAAGAACCGGCCCGCGTCGCGCCGTCAGCGCGAGGACCTCGTGCTGCTCGCCCNCGTCCGCTCGGCCTTCGCGCTCTCACACGAGACCTATGGNAGCCCGCGCATGACGCACGAGCTGCGCGAGCAAGGGCTTGGCGTGGGCCGGCGCCGCACGGCGCGGCTGATGCGGGAGAGCGGGCTCAAGGCTCGCCAGCCGCGCCGCTTTCGGCGCACCACCGACAGCCAGCATGCCTTCCCGGTCGCGCCCAACCGGCTCGACCAGGATTTCACCGCCGCAGAGCCCGACGAGAAGTGGGGGGCTGACATCTCCTACATCTGGACACGGGAGGGCTGGCTTTATCTGGCGGTGGTGATCGATCTTTATGCCCGGCGGGTCGTCGGCTGGGCAGCTGGCGACCGGCTGCACAAGGAATTGGCCCTGACTGCCTTGCGTCGCGCTTTGGTTGTGCGACGGCCGGCAGCTGGTCTGGTGCATCATTCGGATCGAGGTAGTCAGTATTGCTCGAACGAGTACCAGGCTGAACTACGAAGCCGCGGGATCACCATTTCGATGTCTGGCAAGGGCAACTGTTATGACAATGCGATGGTCGAGACGTTCTTCAAGACGCTGAAAAGCGAGATGGTCTGGCGCACCGTCTTCTACACGCGTGCCGAGGCGACCGAAGCCCTGGCCCGCTACATCGATGGCTTCTACAATCCCTGCCGGCGCCATTCCGCGCTCGGCTTCGTCAGCCCTGTCCGGTTCGAGAGGCGGGGCACCTGTTCAACCGCTCTCTACTAAACCGAAGCAAGTCCAGATGCAGCTTGGTCGAGAACCCGCCCTGGCTGCACCCGAGCGCCTCGCCCATGCCCTCGACCGTGCCCTCACCCCCGAGGGCGCCAAGCCGGCGTGCGCCGGCAGCGTGCTGGTGGGCGCGCACCACCGTCGCGTCCACAAAGTGCAGGTCCCAGTCGAGTTCGCCGCGAGCATCCGCCTGCGCCTTCAAGCGCCGGAGCACGCGGTCGAACACACCCGCCTTGCGCCAGCGGTACAACCGGCTCGACACCGTGCCGACAGGCCCGTAGCGGGTCGGCAGACCTTCCCAGGGGGCGCCCGTGCGCAGGATCCAGAGAAGCCCGTTGAGCACCCGACGGTGATCCTCGGCAGGCCGGCCCGTCCGCGGCTTCTGCGGCGGTAGCAGCGGGGCGATCCGCTCCCACTGCGCATCGGTCAGTTCAAAGTGTCGCATCCCGACCACATGGGCGCTCACACCGCCCCTGTGAACCCCTTTTCAGAGACGCCCTGGCTCTCCAGTTTGACCGAATCTTTCATTTTCGGCTCTCCACTTTGACAGATTATATCATTTTGCCGCAGACGGAAAAAGCGGCAAGGGCAGGCGGGCACTCGGTTCTTCCGTTTGAATGAGGCTTTCATTCCCCCCTTGCAACGCCGCGGCCGAGCACGAGGGGGTTTGAGAGAGAATTGTGACTCGCAATTTTTTGTTAACTAAATTAGCGCATCCAACGTCCACCAATCAGGGCCTCCTCCCATGACCGGAGATAGCCATGAAGCCTGCCGGAAATGCCATCGGCCTGTCGTGCGGTCCTGCCTCTGCTCAAGAGGCGCCGGTGCCGAGGGCCTGCGCAGATCGCGAAAAGATGGACCCCGCCGACCCGGCGGGTGCGCCATCGCCTGATGAAGAGCGGGACTGATCTACGGACCCGTCGAACTGTCCCCGCGAGCGGGTTTCAGTGACGGTTGGCTCAAGTGCACGAACAGCGTGGATGACAAGATGGACGCAAGAGACGGCTCGGCCGCAGAAAGAGCTTATGCAACTATTAAACGCGAAATCATCTACAATCGTTTTGGTGTGTGCAGTCAGCTCAAAACTGACGAGCTTCGCCGGAAGCACCACTCCCTCGGGATAACGCCTATCCGAGATGCGTTGATCAAGCTCAATCAACAAGATTTTATCGACTATACTCCAAATATTGGCTACTTCACCAGAGTACTGACGACCTCTAATTTCATGGACCACTATAATCTGGAGTTGCTTCACCTGAAATATGCGATCGAGTCGGGTGCTTTGCCCTTTGCGGGCGAAGGGCTCGACCCGCCCTCTCTGTTCGACGCACCCGAATCCACCGGAGAAGCCGAAGCAACACAGTCCAGTGCACGGTTCATTGAGAATGTCTATGGACGAATTGCGCGCATGTCCGAAAATCGCAAACTTGTCCGGCATAATGAACTGTTTTGCGACCATACGGCATATATTCGTGAGCTCGGTCTCGAACGAACCAAAGACCAAGGGACGATCATTGACGTCGTGAAGCGCTTGGCCGCACAGCTTGCCAACGACGAACGCGCTGCGGCAATCGATACTCTGGTCGCGCTGTTCGATCGAAAGATCGCCCTCCTGGACGGGTCGGTCAACGAAGGAAACAACCGCGCCCTCGTAATTACCCAGGGGGTTCGGGGCGGTGCACGAGCCCGCTGACCTTGTCGGCGACGAGGTGGAGCGCGGGACGCGATAAGCCCAGCCACACAAAGCGCCGGTCGACACGCCAGAAAATGCAACTGTAACGCTAGAGCTTTTTCGGTTTGGTCTGAGTCACCGCGGGGTTTGCGGATCGAGTTCGGGGTGATTCACTGACCGCTCTGAACGAGGAGCGATGCATGGGCCGACCCTACAGCCAGGACCTGCGTGAGCGCGTGGTGGATGCCGCTGCGGCGGCCTCCTGTCGGCAGGCGGCGGCGCGCTTCGGGGTCGGGATCGCGACCTCGATCCGCTGGATGGCCGCCCTCACGGCCACCGGAACGGTGGCGGCGCGTCCGCAGGGCCGGGCGCGCCGCTCGAAGCTTGATCCGCACGAGGCCTTTCTGCGCGCCCTGATCGCACAGACCGACGACATCACGCTGGAAGAGATGCGCGCCCGGCTGTGGGATGAGCGGGATCTCACGGTGGGGCTGGGCACGCTGTGGAGCTTTCTCGATGAGCGTGACCTGACGTACAGAAAAAGACAGCCCACGCCGCCGAGCAGGATCGCCCGGACGTGAGAGAGGCGCGCGAGGCGTGGTTCGAGGGCCAGCCCGATCTCGACCCGGCGCGCCTCGTGCTCCTCGACGAGACCTGGATCTCGACCAACATGGCCCGCCTGCGTGGGCGCGCGCCGCGCGGCGAGCGACTGCGCTCGCCCGTGCCACTCGGTCACTGGAAAACGACCACCTTCGTGGCGGGTCTGCGCCTGTCTGGGATCACCGCACCCTTCGTGCTGGACGGTCCGATCAACCGCGACGCCTTCCAGGCTTATGTCGCGCACGTGCTGGTGCCTGAACTCGAGCCCGGCGACATCGTCGTGATGGACAACCTGGGCAGCCACAAAGGGCCAGCCGTGCGCGCCGCCATCGAAGCGGCGGGTGCGCGGTTGCTTTTCCTTCCGCCCTACTCGCCCGAGTTCAACCCGATCGAGATGGCCTTCTCCAAGCTCAAGGCGCTCCTGCGCAAGGCCGCCGAGCGCACCGTCGAGGGGCTCTGGTCGGCCATCGGGAGGCTCGTCGACACCGTCACGCCCGACGAGTGCGCCAACTTCTTCGCCGCGGCAGGCTATGATCCAGATTAAACCGAAAATGCTCTAAGCTGAAGAAAAAGCCCGGCCGCTCAGGCGCGGCCGGGCAAGTGAGTCATGCGCGCACCATGCGATGTGCCGACGCCGAGCCCAAGCCGAATCAAGCCGTATGCCGCCCCCCCCCGCGAAACCGCTGCCGCCGCGCCAAAAAACATACTGCGTTACAAATCGACGTAACGACTTTCTGTGCATTTGCCTTTATGGAAATCGCGTCCGCAATCGCGTTCAAACCTCTGAGAAAATTGACAAAATCAGCGATGTACGGCGTTACAAAATTTCATAACGCAAATTTCGGCATTTCCAAAAACGTAGCTCTTGCCGCCCGACCCATTTTTGGGCTTTCTCCCGCCCGAGTTACGGCTCGGCTTGTGCGAAATCGCCAGCGCCTTCCCACCACTTCCGACCAGATGCCCCAGGTCAGGATCGCCGTGATCGCGCTCCCTTGAGGAGCGCGCGAGCATGCGATGCGGCCACCCATGGCATCGCTCGGGACGGCTTCCTTCTTTCCTCGGTGCCCTGATGAAACACCAAGCGCTCAGCCAGGGTGTGAGCCCGCGCGTCTCGATATCCCAACTGGCTCGAGACCGTCTCAAGTCCCGTATCCCTGCCGAGCGGTCCGCGCCCGACCTCGACGAGTGCCTCGTCGGTCGCTTCTCAACCCGGCTGCCGAAGCCTCTACCCGCCAAGGGCTGATGCACCAGCCGCCGATGAGATAGCCGCTGCGCCTCCTGCGATCCGCGCTCCTGACCGTCCTCACGGCTGGCGCGCTGGTCGCAGGTTACGCCATCGCCCTCGCCGCCATCGCGGTCGACGGCTCAATCCTGCTCGTCGCCGCCCTCGCGGACTGAGACCTCGCCCCGCTGTCTGGTCCCGGCAGATCGCGAGTAGGTGCGCCCCGGCCTCCCCGCACAGCACCGGGGCGCACCAGACCAGGATCAGAGGACCCGGACCAGCCATGACCGCCCCTTTCGCCCTGAGCGCCTTCGAGCTGTTCCTTCGTGCCGCCGAGGCGGCCGGGAGCGAGCTGGAGGTCGAGGTGTCCCTGACCCGGAGCGGCGAGGTCGTCCTTCACGCGAGCCGCGTCCACGGGAAGGCGGTCCTGGAGTTCCGGCGCTTCCTCGTCCGCGGGCATTCCGCGATCGAGGTCTCGGTCCACGACCGCCGGTACAAGCCGCTCGTCTCCGGGGAGGACATCGCCAATGCGCCGCACGATGGTTGACCTTACGGACGACGACGCGCCCGGGGCGCAGGAGGTCGAGCTGGACGCGGACGGCCTGACCGAGGTCATCATGCAGCTCGGGGAGATGACGGAGCGCCTGCTGACCGCGCGCCTCACCTCCCTCCCGCGTCCCCGCAGCACGCCCAGCTCACCGTCGTCCTCGAAGAGGTCCGCGCGCTCCGCGCGGCCCTCGCCCTGGCGCGCGGCGAGCCGCTCGCCGCCCGGGCGCCGGCCTACGTCCCCCCGGAGGTTGCCCCGTGCGTCTCCCCCTCGCCGTTGCCTTCCTGATCCACGACGCCCTCGGCTGTATCGGCCTCGGGCTCCACGCCCGGGACACCTACCTCGGAGACGGGCAGTCGGTGACCCACTACGGCGTCGCCCGGCGCCCGTCCTGGGACCGCGCGCTCCGCGCCAGGCTGCTCTACTCGCTCCTGGTGGCTGCGACCGTCGTCTGGCTCGGCCTGATCGGGGTCCTGTTCGTGAACGCGGCCACCGAGTACCGGCGCGTGCAAGCGCTGATCCTCGCGGCCCCCTGAGACGGCGGGCCGTTCCACCCGCCAGCGAGGCCCGGCCATGAGCAGCGGTGCCGCGGCCGGGCCTCGCGAACGATCGCCCGGAGGCGCCATGCCCGAGATGGACGACGCCACGTCATGCCTGCTGATCGTCAGCCTCGCTCTCGTCTCGGCCGGGGCCGCGATTGCGCTCCTCCTCCGCCTCGCCCTCTCGGTGCCGATGTCGTAGGCGCCTGGACGTTCACCGGCCGGCTGCCCGAACGGGAGCGCGACCCCTGGGTCTGCGCCCTCAATTGGGCCGGCAGCGAGGGCCGGCAGCTGATCGTCCACCTGCTCGACCGGCGCCTTGTCCTTCACCCGGGGGACACGCTCCAGCGCCACGCGAGCGGCGACTATAGCGTCCGCCCGGGCCACCTCGACGCGGCGCGCCCCTTGAAGGGGCGGCGCCGGGGCACCCGGACCAGCGTCTAACGAGATACCAGCGGGGAGAGCCGCGAGCGGCGGAAGGCGCATGGCGCCGGCCCGTCGCGAAGCCCCGCCCGTCCACGGATCGCCCTCGGGCGGGCCGGGCGAACAGCGGCGCCATCACGAGGGACCAGCCCGTGGGCCTCTACACCGCCGTAACCGTCACCGTTCAGGTCGAGGGCAAGGATGCGATGGTCCTGGGCCCCCTGGACGATCAGGGCATGGGATGCGTTCTCTGCCCGGGGACAGAGGAGCGGGGGCTGGTCCTGTCCGCACTCGCGGAGGCGATCGGCATCCTGACCGGCCCGCGGCCGGGCCCGATACCGGCTTTCGCGGTCTACGAGGCGGACGCCCTGACCCCGGCCAGGAAGCGGCCGCACCTGTCGCTCGTTCCCAAAGACGGGGAGGCGGGCGAGTGACCGCCTCCTTCTACTGGCGCGGGATGCTTCACGCCGACGTCCCCGCAGTCGCCGCGCTCGCGGCCGAAGTCTACCCCTCCCAGCTCTGGGAGGACATCGACGCCCTCGCGGCGCGCCGGCAGATCGGGACGGGCCTCGTCCTGGTCGCCCCCCCGGGCGCCCGGGTCTACGGCTACCTGCTCGCGCACCCCTGGGACCTCTCCGCGCCGCCCCTGACCGCGGAGCTGGACGCCCCGCCGCAGCCTGAGACGCTGTGGCTTCACGACCTCGCCCTCGTCCCGGAGGCCCGCGGGCGCGGGCTGGCCGACGTCGCGATCCGGCGTTTCCTCGCCTGGGCGGCCCTGTTCCGGTCCGGCTCGCTCGTCGCCCTCGACCCGGTCGCCGCCCGCTTCTGGGGCCGCCGCGGCTTCCGGCCGGTGCTCGATTGCAGCGCGACCTACGTCCCCGGCGCGGTCCTGATGCGGAGGCCGTCGTGAAGCCCCGGATGAACGAGTGGGACCGGATGTTCACCCGGGAGGCATACGACGCCCTCCCGGCCTCGCTCCACGCGAAGCGCCCCTTCGAGCCCGGCCCCTACCGCTGCTGGGACGGCAAGTCCCTCACTTGGTACTGGGTCGGAGAGGACGGCCTGAGCCAGACCAAAACCCTGCCGGCGATCTTCGTCGGCCGCCCGGCCTATCGGCCGCGCCTGGAATTCGGAGACGTCCTGTGACCCCCCGCGATCTCGAAGCCGCGCTCGCCGCCTGGGCGGCGGAGCGGCCCGCGGCCGACCCGTTCGCCACCGGCCTCAACGCGGCGCTCGCCGCCGGGGCGCCGCACCCGCTCGACGCGATCCGCGCGTCCCAGCAGCGCGTCCCCTGGGGCGCCGGCCAGCTCGAGGCCGGGATCGCGATGGGCGCCGCGCTCGTCCTCGCGCACCTCCGCGCGCTGACGGATCAACCGGCTGAGGAGTAGACCGATGGGCATCAACGTCGCGAAGCAGGGCTGGGGCGGCTGGAAGGTCGATCCGAAGGCCGCGCTCTCCGGCGCGACCCAGGCGCTCAACCAGATCGGCGACCGCGCGCACGCCCACGTCAAGCAAGTCATGCCGGGGCAGACCGGCCTGAAGAAGCGGACGGTTAGCAAGGCGCTGAAGAAGAAGCGGGCAAGCTCCGGCTCGCCGACCTACGAAATCAAGTCGGCCGGCGGCAATATCCGCCTGAAATACTTTGGCGCGCGAGAGACGCGGGCGGGCGTCAGCGCCGCCCCGTGGAACCAGCGGCACGTCTTCCCGGGGACGTTCACCCGCGGCGGGCGCTTCCCGGCGCGCGTCCCGCTCAACCTCGGGGGGCACGTCTACGCCCGGGCCGGGAGCAAGCGGCTCCCGATCAAGGTCCAGCGCTCGGGGCTGTTCATCCCGGACGAGATGATCTCGAAGGCCGCTTACGGCGCCTTCCAGGGCGAGGTCGGCCACCTCGACGTCGAAGTCCTGAACGGCATGGCCGGGAAGATCGGCTTCTGACCGTGCCGGTGCGCTACGAGGCCGGGATCACCCGGGCGACGCTGCGCGCCAACCGAGCGACCCTCTACGTCTACGGCGACAACAGCGCCGGGGTCGGCCTCGGCGGGCAAGCGAAGGAGATGCGGGGCGAGCCCAACGCCGTCGGCCTCGTGACCAAGCGGGCGCCGGCCACCTACCCCGCCGCCTACCTCTCGGACGACGACCTGGAGACGGTCCGCCGCCTCTGGGTCGCGCCCTACCGCCGCCTGCGGGACCACCTCGCCGCGGGCGGGGACGTCGTCTGGCCGAAGCGCAACATCGGGACGGGACGGGCGGAGCTGCCGGCCCGCGCCCCCGCGGTCTGGGCGGCCCTGGAGCGCCTGCGGGCGGCCCTGGACCCTCCCACCCCTCAACCGGAAGACGGGTAGACCCATGCGACGCCTCCTGTCGAACGCGCTCGCCGCCGTCGTCCTCCTGGCGATGGCGGCGCAGATGACCCGCCGCCGCCGTCGTCCTCCTGGCGATGGCGGCGCAGATGACCCGCGCCCCGAAGGGCGCGCCGCCCGGCACCACCCTCCACTAACGAGCCCCGGGGACCAGACCGGAATGCGAGTTCTCATCTGCGGCGGGCGGGACTACTCCCGCGCCCGCCATCTGCGCGAGCGGCTGGACGCCCTCGCCGCGGAGCACAAGTTCGTCCTCGTCGTCACGGGCGGGGCGCCGGGCGCGGACACGCTGGCCGACCGCTGGGCCGAGGCCCGGGGGATCGACCGGGTGATCTGCCCGGCGAACTGGACCGGGCGCGGGCCCCTCGCCGGACCGGACCGCAACGGCTTCATGCTGCGGCTGGTCAAGCCCGAGCTGGTCGTTGCCTTCGAGGGCGGCGCCGGCACGGCGAACATGCTGAGGCAGGCCCGCGCCGCGAAGGTCCGGGTCATCCAGGTCCCGGAGGAGGACGAGCCCCCGCTGGAGGACAACCCCCTGCTGTTCCCCGCCCTCGCGGCCGGGAGCGCGGAGGAGGAGGCGAGCGCCCCCGCGGCCGACGCTCCTCCTCCGGCTGCCGCGGGGCGCGGGCGCCCCAGCGCCCCGCGCCCCGTCCCCCGCTCGGGCCGCTTCGGAAGGGGCACGCGATGATCGACTTCAACGACGACGACTTCGAGGAGCTGGCGCCGCGAGCCAAGGCGACCGTCTCCTCCCCCGTGGCTTTCGGGACCTGCTGCGTCCGCGGCGGCACCGAGAAGGTCACGCTGACCTTCGCCCCGGAGGCCATCGCCCGCCTCGACGGCTGGCCCCGCTTCGCGGTCGCATGGTCGCCGAAGCAGATGGCCTTGAGGATCCGGGCCGACGCCCAGGGGCGCTTCGAGGCGTGCCGGACGCCGCTCGGCGGACGCTACATGCTCCGGGTCGACCTGCCCCGTGAGCTCATCCACGTCCCGAAGCTCCGGGAGCCGGCACCCCACCGCTACGGGGAGGCCGGGGGCGACCCTCTTCGTGACCGCGCCCCCGGCCTTCCGCGCCCAGCCCCGGCAGGCGCTCCTGGCGCCCCCGGCGCCCAAGGCGCCCGCCCCGGGGAGCCACCAAGCGGCGGTCCAGGCGGCGCGGGCCGCCGTCCCCGCCCCGGTGATCAAGGGCGCCTTCCGTGGGTGATCCCCGGGAGGCCGCGCTCGACATGCTCGCCCTCACCCTCTGGCTGAGCCCGGAGGACGCCTGCCGGCGCATGAGTGCGGCCCATCCCAAGGCAGCCCCCAACAGACGGGTGCTCGCCTTCGGGGGCGCAGCCCTCGGGATCGGGACCGCGCTGATCGCCTCCGCCTCCCTGGTCTTCGCCCAGCCCCGGGCCCGGTACGGCGCGGTCGGCCTCCCCGCCGGCTTCCGCCTCCCCTTCCCGGGCCTCCCGGGGGGAGAGCCCGCCGTCCCCGCCCCGGTAGCCGCACCCGCCGCGTAGGAGCGTCGCTGGCGGGCGTCCGCGCCCGGCCGGTACTCCCGGGTGTCGGGAGCGCCCTGACGCCTGCCACGGCCTCGCTACGAGGGCTGGCGGGGTGGCCGGCGAGGCTGACCGAAGGGCTTAGGGACCGTCTGGCTGGTACAGGAAGTTGCGGGTCCCAGGCTCGCGCTCTTGGCGCGTTTTCGGGATTTTTCGATCCCGGCTTTACTGCATGAAATGGCTGTCCAAATGGCTGAAGACTCAAAGCCGTCAGATGCCGGGATGATCCCGCTGGAGCAGGCCGCGCGGCTGCTTCTGTTGAGCAAAATGAGGCTCCGGCAGCTCGCCAAAGAGGGCTGGTTCCCGCCTCCGGTGCGGGGGAAAGTCTCGTTGATCCTGACGGTCCAGGGCTACATCAAATTCCTCCGGGACGAGGACCGCCGCAGCTCCAAGACCGCCGCCGAAAGCGGCCTCAAGCAGGCCCGGCAGCGCGAGGTCGAGCTGCGGATCGCCAAGGACGAGGGCGAGCTGATCCCGCTCCTCGACGTGATGGGCGTCATGGACGAGTTCACCGGGGCGGTGGTGACGGCGCTCAAGAACATGCCGAGCCGGTTCTCCCGGGACATCGCGCAGCGGGAACGGCTCCAGCCCCACGTCGACGAGGTGCTGACCCTGGTCGCGGACAAGATGCAGGCAGCGGCCGGGGAAGCGCGCGCGTTGCGCGGGTAGCCGGAGCTGCTCCCTCCCTCGCAAGGTCGGCGCGCTCCGCGCGCGCCGGCCCGTGGCACCCTGATGGCAGACAGTGACCAGCCCGCCGCGGCGCCGACCTGGTGGGCGCACGCGCGAAAAAACCTTCCTGCGCTCCTGGAGCGGATCGCCCTCTTCGTCCGCCCGACCCCCCGGCTGACCCCGGACGCCTGGGGCGCGCAGAACAGGGCGTATCCCGCCAGCTCGGGCCATCCCGGCCCCCGCAACCCGTACTTGACGCCCTACGCGGTCCCGATCGGCCGGGCGATTGCGGAGCGCCGCGCCCGCCGGGTGGTCGGCGTCATGGGCGCCCAGAGCGGCAAGTCCGAGACGCTGCTGGACGTGATCGGGCACCGGCTCGACCAGGATCCGGCCCCGATCCTCTACGTCGGCCCGAACCGGCAGTTTCTGACGGAGCAGCTTGAGCCGCGGATCATGCGGCTGCTGGACGAGGCCCCGACGCTCGCCAACAAGGTCAGCCGCGGCAAGCGGATGACGAAGACGAGGAAGGTCATCGGCGGCGTCCCGCTGCGCCTCGCGCACGCGGGCTCCTCGACGGCCCTGAAGGCCGACCCGGCCTCGCTCGCGGTCACGGACGAGGCGGACGAGATGTTGGCGAACGTGCGCGGCCAGGGCGACCCCTTCGGCCTGATCGACGCCCGCGGCGACACCTACGCGGACTTCGTGCACGCGATCGTCTCGACGCCCTCGCGCGGCCCCAAGGAGGCGGAGATCGACCCCGTCTCGGGGCTCGAATTCTGGAAGGTGATGCCGGCCGACGACTTCGAGTCGAAGGTCTGGCGCCTCTTTCAGGCGGGCACCCGGTATCACTGGACGTGGCGGTGCCCGGAGTGTCAGGAGCGCTTCATCCCCCGCTTCTCGTGCCTCGGCTACGAGGGCAAGGGCGACGAGCGGCACACGACGCCGGCCCGGGCCCGCGAGACGGCGCACATCGTCTGCCCCCGCAACGGCTGCATCCTGACCGAGGCGGACAAGCCGGACATGAACGCCTCGGGCGTCTACGTCGCGCCCGGGCAGGCGATCGCGGCGGACGGGACGGTGACGGGCGAGCCGCCCGCCAGCGACACGATCAGCTTCTGGGTGTCGGGCCTGTGCTCGCCCTTCCGGTCCTTCGGGGACCGCGCCGCGGCCTACGTCGAGGCGGTCCAGGGCGGCGACAGCGCCAACATCCAAACCGTGGTCAATGCGGGCTTCGGGGAATGCTACAACGAAGCGCCCCTGAACGCCCCCAAGATCGAGTCGATCAAGGCGAAGATCGTCCCGTATCGCCTGGGCGACGTGCCGCGCGAAGTCATGCGGCTTACCGCCGGGGTCGACGTCCAGAAGCGGTCGATCTTCTACGTCGTGCGCGGCTGGGGCGCGCGCGGCGCGTCCTGGCTGCTCCAGGCCGAGGAGCTGCAAGGGCTCACGGACGGCGAGGACGTCTGGGACGACCTCGCGGACGCGCTGACCGCGCCCTACGGCGGCCTGCGGATCGAGCGCGCCTTCATCGACTCGGGCTTCCGGCCGGACAAGCCGGATGCCGGGGACGTCCACCGGGTCTACGCCTTCGCCCGCCGCTACGACTGGCTGGTCGTGCCGACCAAGGGCATGCCGACCCGGGCGCAGCCGATGACGATCCGCAAGCACGAAGTCGACACGAAGGGGAAGGCGGCCCGGTTCTCGGTCGATCTGGCGACCCTCGACTCGGACTACTTCAAGTCGCTGGTGTGCTCCCGGATCCTAACGCCGGTCGGACGCCCGGGATCCTTCCACCTCCCGCTCGACATCTCCGAGCGCTACTGCCGGCACCTGATCTCGGAGGTCCGCGAGATCGTCGCCGGCAAGCCGGTCTGGACCCAGGTCAGCCGCGACAACCACTGGCTCGACTCCGAGGCATTGGCGGCGGCGGCTGGCTACCTACTCAACGTCCAGCGCATCCCCGATGGGGTGATGCGCGATTGGGACGAGACGGCGCCCCCGCCGCTCCCGGCGGTGGGGGACGACGTCCCGCCCGCCGCGGCCCCGGCCGCGCTCCCCGCCGCGGTCCCGCTCCAGGCGGCGAAGGCGGCGGTGGCCCAAAAATCCCTCCGGGACAGCCTCTCGTCTCGCATGGCGGCCCGCGCGGCCGGCTTCAATCGGAGATAGCCCATGTCGATCGTACCCCGGATCAAGCAGGGCGGCGTTCTGCCCGCGACGTCCGGGGATCGCCCTCGGCCGAAAGCATCGAGCGGCTGGTGGCCCGGCTACATGCGCGGGGAGGCGTCCCCGGTGTTTCGCGGCTGGAACCCGATGCCGCGGGATCCGGCCGACACCGTCCGGTCCGCCTGGACCCGGGCGGCCGGGCGCGCGCTCGACATCATCCACAACTCGGGCTGGATCTCGGGCGCCATCGACCAAGCGGTCGCGAACACGGTCGGGACCGGCCTGCGCCCTCGCCTGACCCTCGACGCCGAGGTCATGGGCTGGGACGAGGATCAGGCCACCGACTGGTGCGCCCGCGCCGAGGCCCGGTTCCTTAACCTCTGGGCCACGAACCCCTACGAGTGCGACATCGAGGGGCGGCGCACCTTCGCGCAGATGCAGGCCGCGGCCTTCCGCTCCTGGTTCGGCCCGGGGGAGATCGTCAGCGAGTGTGCCTGGAAGCGGCGCCCCGGCGGCGCATACGGCTCGAAGGTCCGGCTGATCCCGGCGCACCGGCTCTCGCAGCGCACGGCCTATCCGCGCCTCGTCCAGGGCGTCCAGATGGACGAAGACTGGATGCCGACGAGCTACTGGTTCTGGCGGCGCAATACCCCGACCGGGACCGAGCAGGAGATCGAGGTCGAGGCCCGGGACCGCTATGGGCGCCCCCGGATCGTCCACGTCTTCGACGGCGTGCCCGGGCAGTATCGGGGCATCTCGCCCCTTGTGGCGGCGCTCGCGACCGCCCGGCGCTTCGACCAGCTCACCGAGAGCAAGCTGACCGCGAACCTGATCCAGGCGGTCTTCGCCGCGACGATCAAGAGCGACGAGCCGACCGAGGAGATCCTGAAGGGGCTGCTGACCCCTCAGGAGCAGGCCCGGATGGCGAGCGACGGCATGAGCGCCTTCGACGCCTGGGCGGCGATGAACGAGGGCTGGTACAAGAGCACCAACATCGACCTCGGGATCAACGGGCGCTTTGCTCACCTCTTCCCGGGTCAGGAGCTGGAATTCCACTCGGCCTCGCAGAGCAGCGCGGACTTCAAGGACTTGGCGCTGTTCCTGCTGCGCGAGATCCTGCGCTGCCTCGGCCTGACCTACGAGAGCGGCACCGGCGACTATTCCGGCGCGACCTACTCGTCGGTCCGTATGGCGACGAGCGAGATCTTCCAGATCACGCTCTACCGGCGCGAGAACATCGTCGGGCCCTTCTCGACGCCGCACTTCCTGGCGTGGCTGGAGGAGGACATCGAGCGCGGCGGCACGCCGTTCCCGGACGGGGTCGCCGGCTTCCTCGCCAAGCGCCCCGCCCTGACGCTGCGGTGGACTGGCACGCCCAAGCCCGAGGCGGACAACCTGAAGACCGCCAAGACGTGGCAGACCTACCGGGACATGGGCGTCGCGACCGACGAGGCGATCTGCGCCGACCAGGGGCTCGGGGACGTCCACGACGTCTACAAGCAGCGCGCCCGTGAGATGCGCCTGCGCGCGAAGTACGGGCTCCCGGAGAACGGGCCGGCGCCGACGCCCGACCCGGTGGCCGACAAGCTGGTCGTGCAGGAGGACAACTAGCCGTGGCCGACATCACGACCGTGGACCCGACCGATTCTTGTGCGGTCGCGGCGGCGCTGAGCACCGCCTACCTCGCCCTGGTCGCCGGCCAGCAGGAGCTTCGCATCCGCTTCCGCGAGGGAGACGTCGAAGAAGACGTCTGGTTCTCGCAAGCGAACCTTCAGACGCTCCGCATGGAGATGCTGCGCCAGCAGCAGCTTTGTGCGGCGAAGACTTCCGGCCGCTCGCCGCGCTTCTGCGCGACCGCGGGCTGATCGCGAGGCATCATGCACTATCACCGCATCGCCGGCCGGTTCTACAACCGGCCGCTTCTCGTCGCGCCCGCGACCGCCGAGACGATCTCGGCCTTCCTCCTCTCGCGCATGTCCGCCGGCCCGGCCGCGGGCGGCAACGTCGGCGGGATCGAGCACGACGCGGGCGAGAGCCTGCAGATCTTCCGCGGGCACGAGCGCGCGGACGGCTCGGTCGAGGTCCACACCCCGCGCGCCAGCCGCTTCTACGGCGATTACCCCCTGGCCGAGGATGGTTCGAAGCGCCCGCTCCCCTTCCGCCGGACCGCCGAGGGCGTCGCCATCCTCACCCTCGTGGGCGAGTGGGTGAACCGGGGCGGCTGGGTCGGCGCGTCCTCGGGGCTCATCTCCTACGAGGGCTTCGCCTACCAGATGCGGATGGCCGCCGCGGACCCGCGGACGAAGGCGATCCTGCTCGACCTGGAGAGCCCCGGCGGCGAGGCGGTCGGCGCCTTCGAGGCGGCCGAGCTCGTCCGGCAAGTGGCGTCCCAGAAGTCCGTGACCGCGCTCGTCAACGGCATGGCCGCCTCGGCTGCCTACGCGATCGCCTCCGGCGCCAGCCGGATCGTCTCGATCCCGACCGGCCTCGCCGGCTCGATCGGCGTCGTCCTGATGCACCTCGACATCAGCGAGTACCTGCGGGCCGAGGGGATGAAGCCGACCCTGATCTTCGCGGGCGACCACAAGGTCGACGGGAACCCCTTCGAACCCTTACCCGACGCGGTCCGCGCCGACCTCCAGAAGGAGGTCGAAGGCTTCTACGCGAAGTTCGTCACGACGGTCGCGGCCGGGCGGCCGGGCCTCAGCGAGCAGGCGATCCGGGACACCGAGGCCCGCACCTTCATGGGCGAGGAGGCCATCAAGGCGGGCCTCGTCGATGCGATCGGCACCTTCGACGCGGTGCTGGCCGACCTTTCCGCCGCGCCCGCAGCCGGGCGCTCCTTCCCGTCGCGACCCACTGGAGCTTCCATGTCCGACAACACCCCCACGCCCGGCGCCTCTGCGGGCTTCACCCAGTCCGATCTCGACACCGCCCGCGCCGAGAGCTTCGCGGCCGGCAAGGCCGAGGGCCTGACCGAGGGCACCAAGGCCGGTGCCAGTGCCGAGCGGGAGCGCATCGGCGCGATCCTCGGCAGCGACGAGGCCAAGGGCCGCGAGGCGAGCGCCCGCCACCTGGCGCTCTCCACCGACCTGTCGCTGGACGCGGCCAAGGGCGTCCTCTCGGGGCTCCAGGCCGCGGCCCCGGCGGCCCCCGGCCTCGACGCCCGCATGGCGGGCCGGGCCGACCTCAACCTCGACGCCGAGGCCCCGGCCGGTGCGCCGGCCCAGGCTGACGCGGCGCTCGATTGGGCCGCGGTCGCGGCCGAGCAGAACGCTCGCCTCGGGCTCGCCCCGGGCGCGAACGTGCGCACCCCCGCGGCCCGCTGAACGCCGCCTCCCGCCCCCTCTCTTCGGAGTTCTGACCTATGGCCTACCTTCAGACCGAGGCTCCCGCCCCGTTCACGTTCATCGTGAGCGAGGCCGAGGGCCCGTATCAGACCCGCGACGCCGTGAAGGCGCCGGTCAACACCGCGCTAGCGTCCGGCACCGTGCTCGGCGCCTACGTGGTAGGCGCCCAGGCGACCGCCAGCGCCACGGCCGACGCCGCCAACACCGGCAACGGCACCCTGACGATGGACGCCACGACCCCGGTCCTGGCGGCGGCGGTCGACGGCGACTACCGCGTGGTGTTCCTGGCCGCGACGGCCTTCGAGGTCATCGACCCCAAGGGCAAGAACATCGGCAAGGGCGCGACCGGCACGGCCTTCGCCAAGGGCGTGAAGTTCTCAATCGCCGCGGGCGGCACGGCCTTCGTGGCGGGTGACGCCTTCACCGTCCGGGTCGGCGTCGAGTCGAACCACGCTGATCGCCGCTTCGTGCCGCTCAACCTCTCGGCCACGGACGGCTCGGACGCCGTCGCCGGCATCGCCTGCCATCGCGTCATCTCCGACGCGAGCGTCGAGAAGGTCTTCACCGCGCTGACCAACGGCCCCGCCGAAGTCCGCGGCGTCGACCTGATCTGGCCGGCCGGCATCACGGCGGCCCAGAAGGCCGAGGGCATCGAGCAGCTCCGCCGCCTCGGCATCAAGGTCCGCTGATCCCCGGCGCCGGCCTCCGGGTCGGCGCGCCTCCCCACCCTCCCGTAGTCCCCATGGGCGCGAGCGACAGCGGCGCCCTTTTTGTTTGAAGGGCCCTGCTCCCATGCTCACCATGGACGTGTTCCGCGGCGATGCCTTCTCCGCGACCTCGCTGACCGCCGCCGTCGACAAGTACGGCTACGTGCCCGGCTACCTGGGCTCGCTCCCCGGCCTGATCACCGACGTGCCGATCCGCACCACAGACGTGTGGGTGGAGGAGCGCGCGAACGCCCCGGCGCTGATCCAGACCAGCCCGCGCGGCTCGGCCCCGAACCAGAAGGGCGGCGACAGCCGCAAGGCCCGGTCGTTCCGCACCGTGCGTCTGGCCGACTCCAGCCGGATCTACTCGCACGAACTCCAGAATATCCGCGCCTACGGCTCGGAGACGGAGCTGAAGCAGCTCGGCGGCGAGATCGCGCGGCGCCAGCAGAAGATTTTGCAAGACTTCGACCTGACCAACGAAAATATGCGCCTGGGCGTGATCCAGGGCCTCGTCGTGGACGCGGACGGCTCGGTCATCAATGACTGGTACGCCGAGATGGGCCAGACCCAGGACAGCGCCTTCAGCTTCCAGTTTTCTGGCAGCCCGACCGATGGCGACTTCCTCGCGCAGTGCAACGCGGTCAACCGTCAGGTGCTCCGCCGCCTCCAGGGCGTCGGCGGCTCGGGCGTGCTCGTCCACGCGATCTGCGCCGACGACTTCTGGGATAGCTTTATCAAGCTCCCGGAGGTCCGCGAGACCTACAAGTACGCCATGCAGGCGATGCAGCTCCAGAACAATTTCGGCAAGGCGTGGGAGTCGTTCCGGTACGGCAACATCATGTGGCACAACTACCGTGGCACGGATGATGGCTCGACCGTGACTGTACCGGCTGGCACCTGCAAGTTCTTCCCGGTGAACGCGGGCATCTTCCAGCGGGCTCTCGCCCCGGCGGAGAAATTCGAGTTCGTCAATACGCTCGGCCAGAACGCCTATTCGTGGGTGATCCCGGATCGCGACCGCGATATGTACGCCGACGTCGAGGTCTACTCGTACCCGCTGTACGTCTGCACGATGCCGCAGGCGCTCCAGCGCGGCGTCGCGGCGTAAGGATCGCCGCCATGTCGCTCGCCGCACGGCGTCGCGCCCGCGTGGCGGCCGCCGTAGACCGGCAGTGGGGGGAGGCCGTGCGCCTCACCCCGCGGGCCGAGAACCAGTACACCGGCCCGGGGCCCGACCCGGACCGGGGGACGCCGGTCGAGGTCATCGGCCGCTACACTCGCCGCTCGCAGATCGATGACGACCGCGGCGCGGCCCACGGCATCGGCGCCCGCTTCCAAGGCGTGATCCGGGTCGCCGGAGCGGAGACCTGCGTCGTGATCGGGACGGAGCAGGCGGCCCTGATCCCCTGGACCGTCCGCAAGGGCGACCTCGTGGAGCTGCTGGAGCGCGGCGGCGCGGCCTACGCGGTCGCCGTCTCCCGCGCCAACGACGCGGGGGGCCTGTTCCTGATGCTGACCGCGGAGAGGGCCCCGTGAGCCTCGTCTGCCTCGCCCTGCGCCTCTGCCTCGTCAAGGCGCTGTCCGGGCGTACCCTGGCCGAGAACCGGGTCTTCGACTCGCTGATCGTCCCCTGGGATCAGGTCGCCCAGGAAACCGGCCCGCAGCCGGTCCTGATCGTCTCCACCGACCAGGACGACGCGGAGCCGGACAAGGAGTCCTCGCGCGACATGACGCGCGACCTCGACGTGGTGATCGAGATGACCCTCGCCGGTCAGGTCCAGGTCCGGGCCGGGGAGCTCGAGGTCGAGATCCCGCACACGGACGCGGGCCTGGAGGCGACTCTCGACGTGATGGCGTGGCAGGTCGAGCAGGCGCTCAAGGACCCGACCGACCCCTGGGCCGAGATGTTCCGGGTCTTCCGCGGCCCGCCCCGGCCCAAGCGGCTGACCAGCCGGTGCGGCGGGTCGGCCGAGCGCGGCGTGAAGTACGCCGTCCGGCAGAACATCGTCACCATCGACCCCATGCAGGAGCCGGAGCGCGGCGCGGACGCGATCCCGGAGCCCTGGGACGCCTTCGTGGCCCTGCTGCGCACGGACCCCGCGCTCGCGCGCTACGGGGACCTCCTGGAGTCCCTGCTGACCGGCTCGACCCTGCTGCCCTGGCAGCGGGCCCAGGCGCTCCTTCAGCAGACCCGCGGGGTGATGAACGGGGTCGGCCTGGGCGCCGTCCCGGGCGCCGAGGCCGAGCCGCCGGCGAGCCAGATCACGATCGAGACCGTGCGCGGCGACCTCGTCGAGACGCAGGAGGCCCCATGAGCCTGGAAGCCGCCATCCGCGACCTCCTCGCCGCGCACCTCGCGCTCCAGCGCCGGCACGAGGCGCTGGAGACCCGGGTCGCCAACCTCATCCGGGTCGGGCCCGTGACCGAGCGCGACCACGAGAAGGGCGTCCGCTTTAAGCGCGGCGACAGCGACGAGGACAAGAGCCCGTGGATGAAGCCGGCCGACAGCTCCGGCCGCACCCGCTACCTGCCCCAGGTCGGGGAGCAGGTGATCGGGCTCGCGCCCAACGGCGACCTGGAGCAGGGCACGGTCCTGCCCTTCGATCACTCCGACCAGAAGAAAAACCCCTCGCCGGACGCGGATACGACCACGTTCCACAAGCTGAACGGGATGACCGCGACCGAGAAGGGCGGCGAATACGTCGTCGAAGCGAAGAAGATCACTCTGAAAGTCGGGTCTACGACCTTCGTCATCGACGGATCTACGCATCAGTTCACGGGCGGGACCGTCAAGCACGAGGCGAAGAACATCGGCAAGGACCACAAGCACACCGGCGTGAAATCGGGGTCCGAGACCACCGACGTGCCGGCCTGAGGAGAGCCCATGGACAAGACCCTCTACCGCGTCACTGAGGTGGCGCCCGCGCACCTGCTCGGCCGGCGCGTCGAGCCCGGCGAGCTGATCTCAGCGTCCCCGGCGGCCGTCCCCTATGAGGTCGATCTCGGCCACCTCGTCGCGACCACCGTCGAGGCCGAGGCGCAGCCGATCGCCGGCCTCTCGGAGGCCGAGCGGGCGGCGCTGCCGCCGCTGGATCCGGTCGCCGCCGATGAGACCCCGGCGCCAGCGCGCTTGCGCGCGGAGCCGGCCGCGTTCTCGTTCCGCGCGGGCGCCGACCAGGGGCCGGCCCCCGCAGCCCCGAGCGCCGAGGGCTGACCGATGGCCTCCTGCGGGCTCGACCGCTGGACGGGCGAGCCCTCGCGGGACCTCGCCCACGTCGCCCAGGCGGTCCAGACGATCTTCTCGACCCGCCTGGGCGAGCGGGTCATGCACCGCTGGTTCGGCGGCGGTCTGACCGAGCTGCTGGGGCGGCGCATCACGCCGACCCTGCTGTCGGCCTACCGTATGCTGCTGGTCCTGGCGATCTCGACCTGGGAGCCGCGGCTGAAGGTCGTGCGGATCTCGGCCACCGGCAACACGGTCAACGCCGTCGAGCTGGGCCAGCTCAAGTTCTCGGTCATCTGCTACTACCGCCCGCGCGGTCATCTCGGAGACTATACAGTCGAGGGAGGACCGCGCGCCCTCGACATCTACGCGGTCAACGGCTCTCTGGCCGTAGAGCTGCCGCGCGTCGCCTGATCGTCTGCCCCCGGAGCCGCGCGTGACCCGCTTCACGGACATCGACCTCTCGCGCCTGCCCCCGTTGCCGGCGCTGCCGACCTTCGACGCGATCTATGCGGCCCGGATGGCCGACGTGGCCGCCCGCCTCAACAAGGCGGGCATCCCCTACGACGTCGGGGCGCTCGCGACCGACACGGTCGCGATCCTCCAGGAGACGGGCGCCTATCGCGAGACGCTGGTCTACACGGCCTACGACGACGCGACCCGCGCCGTCCTGCTCGCGACCTCCTGGGGGCCCTACCTCGACCACCTCGGCGCGACGCAGACCCCCGCGGTCGCCCGCCTGCCGCTGGTCTCCAACCCCCGGACCTACGTCTTCGAGACCGACGCGGCGGCGGACTGGGAGTCCGACGACGACTTCCGGGCCCGGATCCAGCTCGCGCCCGAAAGCCTCTCCGGCGCCGGCCCGGAGGGCGCCTACATCTCGTTCGCCCTCGGGGTCGCCGGGGTCAAGGCGGCGGCGGCCTACGGGCCCATGAGCTACGGCGGCACGCCCGAGGCGCCCTTCGCGCCCCTCGGGCACGTTCACGTCCCGATCGTCGCGAACACGGGCGACGGGACCGCCGCCGACGACCTGATCGCGACCGTCCAGGCCGCGCTGCGGGCGGAGGACCGCCGCCCGCTCGCGGACTTCGTGACCGTCTCCAGCGCGAACATCATCCCGTACCGGATCGAGGCGGTCCTCTACGTCGGCGGCGGCGCGGACCGCGGCGTGGTTCAGGCCGAGGCCGCGAAGCGGTTCGCGGCCCAGGCCAAGCGCCAGCACCGCCCTGGGGCGGCGCAGCTCCTCCAGATGCTCTACGGGGCCGCCTACGTGCCCGACGCCTCCGGGGCCATCCTGGTCGAGCAGGTGGACCTGATCTCGCCGCTGGCCGACGTGAACGGCGACCCGATCAGCCCGGACACGCCCGACCCTGCCTACTGCGCCCCCTACTGCACGGACGTCGCCGTGACGGTGGAGGTGGTCGGTGACTGATCCGGTCAAGCGGCCGAACCTCCTGCCGAGCAACGCGACCCCGCGGGAGCGGGCCCACGCCGATACGGACGGGCGCCTGGACGACCGCGCCGCCGAGGCCGCGCAGATCGTTGCCCTGAAGGACCCGGACAACACTCCAGAGGCGATCGAGCCCTACGTCGCCTGGGAGAAGTCGGTCGACGTCTGGGACCCGCCTTGGCCGGACCCGATCCGGCGCGCGGCGATCAAGGCCGCACCGGAGGTCCACGCCTACAAGGGCACGCCCCGGGCGATGAGGATCGCCCTCTCGGCCTTCGGGATCGACGCCGAGATCGTGGAGTGGTGGCAGACCAGCCCCCCGGGCCGCCCCTACACCTTCAAGCTGACCGCCCACGTCCACTCGCGGCTCTACGAGGGCGGGGAGCTGATCGACCCCCGGACCGTCAAGGTGGTCTTCGGGACGGTGATGCGGGTCAAGCCGGTGTCCCGCGCCTTCGACCTCGTTCTGGCCGCCGGCCTGGACTCGCGGCTCGGCGCCGCCGCCGTCGCGGTCGCGCGCTCCCGGGTCCGAGTCGCCGCCTACGCCGACAACCTGGAGCGCTGCACCGCCACGATCGGCGCCGTGGGCGTCCTCGTCGCCCGCTCCGTCCTCCGCCTCTCGCTGGTGAGCTCCGATGTCTGACCCTCTTGTCCTCACCCTCACGCGGCCCGGTCTGGCGGCGTGCGTGCGCGCGCAGGGCGACGGCCTCCAGGCCGTCGTGGACCGCGTCGCGGTCGGCCGCGGCGTGCCGTCCGGCATCTCCTACGTGGGGTATACGCCCAGTAAGGATGCGACGGCGCTCCAGACCGAGGTGATCCGGGTCCCGGTGATCTCCGGCGCCAAGCTCGGCGCCCCCGGCCAGGCGCGCTTCCGGGTCCTGGCCGAGGTCCCGAAAACGTCGAGCCCCTCCGAGTACGCGATCCGGGAGGTCGGGTTCTTCCTGAGCGACGGCACGCTGCTCGCGCTCTGGTCGGATCCGACGCCGGGGTTCGTGCTGGCCTCGAAGACCGCGCTCGCGGACGTCGCCTTTTCGATGGATCTCGTCCTCGACCAGATCCCCACCAACGCGCTGACGCTGGCCGTCCTGGAGCCCGAGATCCCCGAGTGGGCCGCGGCGATCGCCGAGCTGCTGGGCGCCGAGGCCGGGTCCTGGCGCGACAGCATGCGCTTCGTCCTGCGGCGCGACTTCAACCTCTGATCCGAAGGAACTCCGCACATGACGACGGTAGTTGACGCCCTGACCGATGCGACGACCGCGCTCAACGCCGCGCTCGCGCAGTGGCAGACGCTCTACAATCAGGTCGTGGCCCAGGGCGCGACCAACGTGACCAACATCACAAACATCATCAACAATTTTCAGAACCGCCCGCGGTCGCTTCAGATCTTCGTTGACCCGTCGAACGGGTCCGATACGACCGGGTCCGGCGCACTGCAAGCGCCCTACCGTAGCCTCGACAAGGCGATCGAGAACCTTTACCTGGACGGCAAGACCGAAATCATCTGCCTCGGCGATGTGCAGCTCAATTATTACCGCGCACTGTACTCGGACATCACGATCGTCGGCGCGACCCTGGACACGCCCGACAACTCGACCCCCTACGTCTCCGCGCAGCGCGGGCTGACCTTCCGCAACGAGGCGCTGAACTCGCCGCTGCCGTTCTACGGCCGGGTTCCGGGCGGGTTCATCGCCGGCACGGCCAATATCACCTTCGGCTACCTGGATATCATGCTGCCGAACCCGTCATCGGATGTCACGTTCCCGTACTGCATCCAGACCTCCGGGCAGATCAACGCGAACAATGTCACCATCGCGGCCCCGTCTGGAAGTCTTGCCAAGCTGTTCCGCACCGAAGCGGGCTTCCACTCCTCGTTCTACTTCAGCGGGTCGCTCGGCGCGAACGCCGCGGGCCGGGTCTTTTCCGGCGTGGCGGCCGGCGTCAACCCGAACAACTACAGCGTTTACACGTCGAGCCTCACCTCGGCGTGATCCCCCGCCCCCCCGACAGGATCCCGCGCTCATGCCGCAGACCTCCGCCGATGTCCTCGCCGCGCTCAGTCTCGATCACGGGGCCGAGAGCTTCCGCGACGCACCCGTCGCCTTTCTGCGCGCCCGCGGCGTGCCCGACGCCGTGATCGTTCCGGCCGTGCGCGCCAAGCTCGCCGCGCTGGTCGACGCCAAGGCGGAGGCCCTGCGGCTCGCCCTGGTCACGCCCGGCGCCGGGCAGGCCATGGAATATCAGGAGGTCCGCGCGCAGGCCGGCGCCGCCCTCGCCGCCTCCGGCGCCGTCAAGGCCTCGGATTATCCCATGCTGGCCGCCTCGATCGGGATCGACGTCGATCCCGCCACCGGGGCCCCGGCCACCGACGTCCTCGGGGTCGCCAGGGCCGCGCGGGCGGCCGCTGCGGCGTGGGTCGAGGCCGGCGCCGCCATCCGCGCGGCGCGGCTCGCGGCGAAGGCCGCGATCGCCGCGGCGGCGACACCCGAGGCGGCGGTGGCCGCCTTCGAGGCGGCGAGCTGGCCCGCCCTCTGAGCCTCCCCCTGCCCGGGTGATCCGGGCGCCCCTCCCACCCCGCACGCCGCCTCCATGGCGGCGTTTCTGTTTGGAGCACGCCCGTGACCGCACCCACCCTCGGCTACATCGCGACCCGGCCGGACGACGATCCGATCGTCGTCGCGGGGACCGACTTCTCGAAGGTCGGCATCCTCTCGACCTCGGCGGACGCCGACGCCGATGTCTTCCCGCTCAACACGCCCATCCGCTTCAGCAGCACGGACCCCGCGTACCTCTCGAAGATCGGGACCGGCTACCTCGCGGACGCCCTTCAGCTGCTCAACGCGCAGCTGAAGGGGCTCGCCGCCGACGTGATCGTGGTCCGCGTGGCCGAGGGCGCCAGCTCCGACCCGACGACCAAGCTCTCCCAGACGCTCGCGAACTGCGTCGGCAGCGCTGGCAGCAACACCGGCCTCTACGCCTTCCTGACCGCCGCCGAGGTGGTCAAGGCGGTCCCGCGGCTGATCATCGTCCCGGGCTACACCGCCCAGCAGCCGGACGGCACGGGCGTCGCCAACCCGGTCATGGCGGCGATCGGGCCGGTGCTCGACACCCTCCGGGCGTTCATGCCCTACGACGTCGCCCCGGGCTCCGCGGACGCGGCGATCGCCGGGCGCGAAACCATGTCGTCCATGCGGATGATGCCGGTGGGCGTGGCGGTCCGCGCGTACAAGACCGTGAGCAACGTCACGACCCTGACCACGATGCCGGCGAGCCCGATCGTGGCGGGCCTGTTCGTGCGCCAGGACAACAACCTGGGCGGCAAGCCCTTCGACACGATCTGCAACCAGCCGGTCTACGGCATCGCCGACGTCAGCCGCCCGATCGCGTTCAGCCTCATCGACGGCTCGACCGAGGGCCAGACGATGCTGGCCTCCGACGTCTCGATCATCGTCTCGGGCCAGTCCGCGAACGTCGATGCCATCGCGGACGGCGGCTTCGTCTTCCTCGGCTGGGAGACGTGCGACATCAGCGAGAACTGGCGGCAGGCCCATCAGGTCCGCGGCCAGGACTATATCGATGTCGAGGAGCAGAAGATCACTCGCAAGTACCTCGGCAAGCGCATCACCCCGCGCGTGGTCGAGAGCTGGCTGAAGTCCCTCGACTTCGCCATGCTCGACCACGTCAAGGCGGATCCGCCGGACATCCTCGGGTACAAGATCGTGTTCTCGAAGGATCTTAACTCGGCCAATCAGGTCGAGCTGGGGATGCTTCACATCCAGAGCTATATCCAGCAGGCGCCGATCTTCCTCGTCGCGCAGAACGACGTGCGGAAGTACCGCCCGGCGCTGGACGCCCTGGTGGCGACCGTCATCGCCAATACCGGGAACCTGACCGCCACGGTCTGACCCCAGCAACCCGCGCCGCGGCCCGGCGCGGGTCCCCGCTCCCCTCTCGACAGAAGGATAGCCCGCCGTGGCCCAGGACATTCTCATCATGGAGGAGGTCGACGTTCGTCGTGCGGACGACAGCGACGACACCCGCGTCTTCACGATCAACAAGATGGCGCTGCCCGGCCTGAAGCGGAAGACTAGCGAGCACACCCCAGGCGGTGGTACCGGCACAGTCAACTTCGCGCTACCGATGATCGACGCGCTGGAGCCGAAGTTCTCGGTGAAGGGCGTCGACCTGGACGTGCTGAGGAAATTCGGCTTCTCGGCCGGCACGAACGACAAGTGGACGTTCGCCTCGACGCTCCGCAACAAGAAAACCAATCGTCTTCTGCCGGTCCGCGCCACGATCCAGGGCGTCGTCTGCGAGTGGTCGCCGGGTGAGCACACCCCGGGCGAGCTGATCGACTGCGATCACTCGCTGATGGAAGTGACCTACTATGAGCTGGTCGTGAACAACGAGCAGATCTTCAAGTGGTCGTTCTACACCCGCGAGTGGATCCACGGCGGGACGGACGTGTTCGCCGAGTACCGCGCGGCTCTCGGCGTCTGATCGGGCGGGCGGCGCCTCCGGGGCGCCGCCCGCCTCAACGGAACAGGTGGACCAGATGGAAAGCTTCGAGACGCTCGTCCGCGACTACGCGCCGGCCGGCAAGGCCGCGCCCGCGCCCCAGGCAGCCCCGCAGGCAGCCGTTTCGGCCCCGGAGGCGGGGAAGGGCCGGCGCCGGGGCAAACGCCCGCTGGCGGTCAAACCTCGGGCCGCGGAGCCCGCCCCCGCCCCGCCCCCGGCGGAGCCGGATGAGGAGCCGGTGTTCGTGGGCGGCAAGCCCCGCTCGGCCGAGTTCCCGCTGGAGTGCCCGATCGCCTACCAGGGCCGGGTCTACGACACCGTGGTCCTGCGCCGCCCGACCGCGGCGGAGGTCGCGGCGTTCTTCGACGCCCTGGCCGAGAGCGGCTTCCGGGGCCTCCCGGTCTTCTACACCCCGGACGGAACACCGATCCCCCACAAGGTGATCGAGCGCCTGGACCCGGACGACGACGACAGGATCGGCGCGCGGATCATGGATTTTTTGCCGCGCCGGATGCTGCCGCCCGCCGTGACCGACGGCAGCGAGTCGACCCCCGCCTCTGGCGAGACTACCGGGCCGACATCCTCCGCGTGATCGGCGGGACGCGCGCCGAATTGGACGCGCTGCCCTGGGACGACTTCGTCCGCGAGTGGCGCTGCGCCAAGCGCATGGCGCGCCTGTGACCCGAGAGAGCCCCGCCCATGGCCAGCAAGACCGCCTCGCTCATCATCCGCTTGACCGATCAGGTCACGGGTCCGGCCGGGCAGGCGTCGAAGGCGCTCCAGGGGCTCTCCAAGGCCGGCGACGGCCTCAACAAGCTGAAGAACGCCGCCTCGGGCCTGGACGAGCTGGGGACCAAGCTCCGGCGCGCCCGGGGCGAGGTCGAGCGCGCGTCGCGGGAGCTGGCCGCGGCCGAGAGGAAGGTCGCCTTCTTCGCGCGCTCCAAGGCGTCGGGCAGCTCGAACTACGCGGCCTTCAAGGCCAGCGGCGAGGTCGACGCGGCCCAGGCGCGGCTGCGCGCCGCGAAGGCGCAGTTCGCGGCCTCCCAGCGCACCCACGAAGGGCTCAAGACCACCTTCGACGGCCAGAAGGCCGTGGTCCGCGGGCTCGCCGCCACCCTGGCCTCCGCGGCCGGGGGGCTGAAGCAGGTCACGTCGGCCGAGGGCGCGATCGCCGGCGCGACCAACGGCGCCAACGCGGCGCTGCGGACGCAGGGCAACCTGTTCTCGACCATCTCCCAGCGCGCGGCCAGCGCCGCCAAGGCGTACAGGGACGTCGCGGCCGGGATGGCCGCGGCCGGGCGGCAGTCGGCGGCCCAGCAGGCCGCCAGCCGCCGCATGATCGACGGCATGAGCTCCCCCGCGCGCGCCGCTCGGGCGCAGACGGCGGCCCAGAGGCAGGCCGAGCTGGCCGCGACCTATCAGGCGGGCCGGCGCTACTCGACCGGCTCGATGGCGGGCGGCGCGGCCCGGAAGGGCGGCGCGGAGGGCGGCACCTCCATCGCCGGGGGCGCGGTCGAGGCCCTGGAGGGGCTGGGCGCCGCCGAGCTGGCGAAGCGGACCTACGAGAAGGCCCGGGATGTCTACCTGGACTTCGACGAGGCGACGCGCCGGCAGCGCGCGGTCATGGGAATCAGCGAGGACACGCAGAGGCCGCTGACCACGCAGGCGCTCCAGATCGGCAAGGACACCCGGTTCACGAACTCGGACGTCGTGAAGGCGCAGACCCTCGTCGCGTCCTCGCTGCCGGATCACCTCAAGACCGTGGCGGTCATCTCGGCCATCACCGAGAACACCAAGGACTACGCGCTCGCCATGGGAACCACCATGGACGAGGGCGCCGAGGCGATCATCTCGCGGATCAAGGGCCGGCAGTACGACCTGTCCTCCCCGGATGCTGCGGCGACGAGCGCCAAGCACGCGGCGAACCGGCTGGTCCAGTTCGGCAAGTCCTCGGGCGCGAGCCACCACGACATCATGGGCTACACCAAGTTCGGCGCCGCGCCCGGGCAGGTGATGGGCTTCTCCGAGGAGTTCTCGGACTCGCTGGCCGCCCAGCTCAAGCGCCTGGGCTACGACGGCGCGATGGCCGGCACTTTCGTCCGGGCGGCGGCGACCAAGCTGACCGTGCCGACGAACAAGGGCCGCAACGCCCTGGCGGCGGCCGGCTTCGACCACGACGACTACGTCTCCCCCGGCAAGAAGATGTCGGCGGACAACCTCGACAATCTGGTCCGCCTCCAGTTCGGCAAGGGCCTGAACGCCTCTCAGCTGAAGCGCATCGGCGAGCTGCTGAACGACGAGGACGTGGTCGGGGACCGGGCGGAGTTCGTGCCGCAAGTCTCCGAGATCCTTCAGGAGACGCTGGCGAAGAAGGGGAAGAAGGGCAAGGTCAACGCCCAGGACGCCCAGAAGATCGCCAAGGCGGTCAACGACTACATGAACATGACCTCTGGCGCGGTCGACAGCGAGCGCCTGCTCATGGACATCCTGAAGCAGGGGCTGACGCCCGCGCTCGCCAAGTACCTGTTCGGCCAGGAGCACGGCGGCCGGGCGCTCGGCCTGCGCCCCGAGATGCTGGAGAAGGACCGCAAGGCGTTCGAGCACACGCCGGAGGACCGCGCCTCGCAGTTCGGCAAGGACGTCAACGCGGGCGCCTACGGCGAGTACAACCAGATGAAGGGGTCCTTCGAGACCGCCTACATGCGCGCCGCCCAGGCGAACGACGAGCGACTGCGCGGGATGTGGAAGGCCATCGGCGATCTGGCCGACAAGTTCTCGGACCTCTCCGACAGCTCGATCCGCACGGCGACCGACCTCGCGACCGCGACGACGGCGTTCCTGACCCTGAAGGGGACGCTCTCCGCGCTCGGCATGTTCGGGGTCAGGGCGGCCGAGGGGCTGGGCGCGATCCTGAGCAAGATCACCCCCTTCATCGCGGCGGCCTACGCGGGCGCCAAGACCGGGCAGGCGATCGGCGAGGGGATCAACGAGGTCGGCGCCATCGCGGGGGGCAAGTACTGGACCCCCAAGGACGAGGAGGAGCTGGCCGACCTCCGGCGGCAGCGCGACGAGAAGCGCGGCCAGATCGAGGCGCGGCAGGCGAAGTTCCACCCCTCACGGCGCGGGGAGTTCGACCCCGAGAGCGACCGGCTCCAGAAGGACATCAGCGTCCTGGAGAACCGCATCCGGTCGGGCGAGGAGACGAAGCGCGCCGGGCTGCCGATCGGCGAGGCCGCCCGGGAGGCCCTGGACGCCCGCGCAGCGGCCAAGGCCGCCCCCGCGGCTCCACCGGTCAAGCCCCCGGAGGTCAAGCGCGGCTGGGAAATGCTGCGGCGCGACGCGGCCGAGGCCGGCAGCGATGCCGGCCAGAGCGCGGGCGAGCGGATCGGCGAGGGGATCAACGAGGTCGGCGCCATCGCGGCCGGCAAGCACTGGACCCCGAAGGACAGCGAGGAGGTGGCCGAGCTGCGCCAGCAGCGCGACGCCAAGCGGGCCGAGATGACCGGCATCGAGGGGTGGATCCGCCCCTCGATGCGCGGCCAGCCGAACGCGGGCCTCGACCGCCTCCAGCGCGAGGTCCAGACGCTCGACGACCGGATCAGGGCCGGCGAGGAGCGCCAGCGCGCGGGCCTGAAGCTCGGCGAGGCGGCCCGGGAGGCTTTGGATGCCAAGGCGGCGGCCGGGAGCGCGGAGTCGGGCGCCAAGGCGGCGGCCGGGAGCGCGGAGTCGGGCGCCAAGGCGGGCCAGGAGGCTGGGCAGGCCATCGCGGACGGCATCCGGGCCAAGGCCACTGAGGCCGGCAGCGCGGGCCAGGAGGCCGGCAGCAGCGCCGGGCAGGGCGTCGCCAAGGGGGTCGAGAAGGAGGCCCCCAAGATCGAGGAGAAGGCCAAGAGCCTCTGGGAGAAGATCAAGGAGATTTTCTCCGAGCCCATCAAAATTTCCTTCGACCTCGACACCGGGGCGGCGACCGGCCGGGCCCGCTCGACCTACGTCTCTTTGTCGGGCGGCGGCGGCGGCTCCTTCTCCGGGCGGGCGCTCGCGGTCGGGGGCGGCGCCGGGATCGGGCACGTCGCCTCGAAGGCCGACCGGGCCGCCTACATCCGCGAGGCGGCGCGCCGGAACGGGATCGACCCGGAGGTCGCGCTGCGCGTCGCGCAGAGCGAGGGCTTCAACGAGTACACGGGCGACCAGGGCCGGTCGTTCGGGGACTTCCAGCTCTTTACGGGCGGGGGCCTCGGCAACAAGGCCCTGCGCGAGGGCATCAACGTCCGCGACCCGAACACCTGGAAGGAGCAGATCGACTTCGCGATGCGCGAGGCGGCCAAGGGGGGCTGGACCCCGTGGCACGGGGCCAAGCGGGTCGGGATCGGCCCCTGGCAGGGGATCGGGCGCCCCCGCACCTCCGCCCCGGCGGCATCGGGCGACCTGACGCCCGCCCAGATCGAGGCGGCGCGCCAGCGCATCCAATCCCGGTACACGCCCAGGCCTGCCTCGCCGGAGGCGCAGCCCGGACTGACCGGCTCGGGCGTGCCGGCGATCGCCCCCAAGGGCGACACGTCCGGCCTCGACAGCCTGGGGACCAAGGCGGACGCGGCGAAGGACAAGCTCTCGGGCCTGTCCGGCGTCACCGTCTCCCCTCAGGTGTCGACCGGCGGGCTCGACGGCCTGATCGCCAAGGCCAACCAGGCCCTAGCGGCGCTCCAGCGCATCCCCGGCGCGGTGGCCTCGGCCAACGCCTCGCTCGGGAGCGTCAACGCGGCGGCCGGCGGCAAGGGCGGCGGCGAGAGTGGATCGGGCTCAGTCAACGTGCGCGGCGCGCTCTCTGACAACTTCGCTTAACGGAGGTGCGCCGTGCAGTATATGGTGGGCAGCCTGATCTTCGACACGTTCCCGTTCAGCGTGACTGGCGCCGAGCGGGAAGATGCCTACGATTACGCCAAGCATGACCTAATGTCCCGGCGGAAAGGCTACGAGCGCGCGGGGGCCGGGGACGACACCCTGACCCTCTCGGGCGAGTTCCTGCCCTTCCATATCGGGGGCCTCTCGCAGCTCGAAACCGCCCGCGCCCTGAAGGACAGCGGCTCCGAACAGTTCGTGATGCGCGGCGACGGCTACGTCGTCGGCTGGTTCGTGATCACCTCCGTCAAGGAGAGCCACGCGGACGCCGTCGCGCCGAACGGCATCGCCTACAAGGTCAAGCACGACCTCAAGCTGGAGCGGGTCGATGACCCGGGCCAGTCGACCGGCGCCGACCTGATCGACGCCGTGCTCTCGCTGTTCGGGTGAGCCCATGTCCCAGACCGTCATCGTCAAGGACCGCCGGGCGGTCCTGGACCTCCTGCTGTGGCGCGAGCACGGCCGGGCCGGGGACACCTCGGCCATGCTCGCCGCCGCCCTGAAGCTGAACCCGGGCCTCGCCGCCCGGGGCCCGGAGATCCCGCTGCTGACGCCCGTCGTCCTGCCGGACCTCCCCGCGGCCTCCGCCGCCACGACCCGCAAGGTCGTGAACCTCTTCGACGACTGACCGGAGCGCACCGATGGTGCTGGCAACCGCGTGGCGGGTGACCGTCAACGGAAACGACGCCTCGGACGCGATGAACCCCTACATCACGGCGATCGAGGTCGTGGACAAGGCGGGGGGCTCGTCCGACAGCGCGACCCTCGAATTCGATGACACGGACGGGCAGGTGCGCCTCCCGTCCAAGGGCAACCCGGTCGAGATCGCGCTTCAGGGCGTGATCGTGTTCAAGGGCGTGGTGGACGAGGCCGAGTCGAGCGGCGCGCGCGGCGGCGGCATGACCCTGTCCGTCTCCTGCAAGTCGGTCGACAAGCGCGGCAAGACCAAGCAGAAGCAGCACAAGCACAAGGACGACGCAACCTTAAAGGAGTTTTTGGAGCAGGCGGCGAAGGACGCCGGCCTCTCCGGGATCAAGGCCGACAAGACTTTGGGGGCGATCAAGCGCCCCTACTGGTCAACCGAGGGGCGCTCCTTCCTCCAGCTCGGGCAGGAGCTGGCCGAGGAGTTCGGCGCGACCTTCAAGATCCAAGGCAACCAGGCGGTCTTCGCCGCCCGCGGGGGCGGCGCGACGCCCGGCGGCGGCACGATGCCGAGCGTCGAGGCGACCCGGCCCGGGAACCTCATCTCCTGGAAGATCACCCCGAAGGAGACGAGGCCCCGCTACGCGAAGGCCCGCGTCCGCTGGTACGACCGCAAGGAAGGCAAGTGGAAGCAGGAGGACGTGGAGATCGGGGCCTCGCCCGGCGCTCCCGAGGTCTTCGATTTGCCGACGGCGCCCCGGGCGACCAAGGATCACGCGACCGACGCGGGCAAGGGCCGCAAGGCCGAGAGCGAGCGCGAGGGCGGGTCGGGCGAGGTCACGATCCTGCTGGAGGTCGCCGCCAAGGCCGAGGGCACCTGCGTCGTGAGCGGCTGCCGCTCCGGGGTCGACGGCACCTACCGGATCGAGAGCGTGACCCACAAGGTCAGCCGGTCCGGCGCCGAGACGACCCTCTCCCTGAAGCAACCGCAGGGCTCGGCCGGGAGCGACGAGCGCTCGTCGGACGGGGAGTCCGACAGCTCGTCCTCGGGGAACACCGGCTCCGGCTCGCCGTAGGGCGCGCCGGGCGCCTCTCTGCCTCTTACCTGACGGGTTTCCGATGGCGACGATGCTCTACACTGTTCTGGCGGCCTCGGGCGGCTGGGTCGCGGGCCAGGAGGTAGTGATCGGCTCGGAGATCGCGCTGACCGACGAGGAGGCGCGGTACGAGGTCGACTTCGGGGCGGTGGCGCCCACCGGGCGCGAGCCGCCCCAGCCGCCGCCCGTCCCGGTCATGCAGGACGGCGACCTGATCCGCACCATCCGGGGCGCGAACAACCGGGACGTGGTGGCCACCTCCTTCGAGAACTGGCTGGTGCGGCCCGGAGGCGCGCTCGCCGCGGCGCTGGCCGTCTTCGAGGCGGGCCTGGCCCAGGCCCTCGCCAACCAGATGCCGCCGATCATCAAGGTCCTCGCCAAGACCGCGCCCCCGGCCCCCGCGGACCTCGCGGACGGGCAGTGGGCGCTGATCGCGGACAGCTCGACCACCCCGGCGACCTTCACGCTCGCCGCCCGGAGCGGCGGCGTCCTGACCACCTTCGTCCTGAACCCCCCGGCCATCTGAGGGCTCCATGCTCCGTCGTCTTCTCCTGGCGCTCGTCGCGCTCGCGGCGGGCCTGCCCGCGCACGCGGCCGATCTGCGGCGCTACACGGCCCCGGGCGCGATCCCGGCCCTGACCGGGGCCTATCCGCTCGGGACGGCCGAGGTCGCGATCAACGTCGCGGACCGGAAGCTTTATTATCGCAACGCGGACGGCTCCCTCGCGGACGGGACCCTGCTGCGCCCGATCGCGCCCGCCAAGACCTGCATCGAGACGGGCGACTGCTCGGGCCTCTCCGCCAAGCCGGCCGGCGCCACCGCGATCAACACCATCGAGACGCTGCTGGGCCGGGCGACCTACATCTCCGACTTCATCCTCCCGGGCGAGACGACGATCGACAATGCGCTCGCCCGCGCGGTCGCCAAGTTCAGCAACAACGGCGGGCGGATCATCTTCCCGTCCCAGACGAACTGCTACGCGCTATCCGCGCCGTTCTCGATCCTCAAGAGCAATATCACGCTAGATGGCGAGGGAATGAACCCTTCGTGCATCAATTCGACCTTCGACGGCGATGTCATTAAGGTGGGGGATGGCACTCCATCGATCGTTCCCGCGCATACGCGGATCAGGAATATCAACTTCACGTCGTCCATTGCTCGGACGAGCGGCGCGAACATTGCTCTCCGTAACAGCTTCAACACGCAGATCGAGAACGTGGCCTGCGCGGTCAACGTCTACGTCTGTGTGGACATCTACGGCGGCCCGAACGCCTTCCTGACCCGCATCACGGACCTCGTGGCGGGCGGCGGCTACGTCGGCATTCGGATCGGATACAACGACCTCGGCACCTACGCCGCCGACGTAATGGTCACCCGGCCGACCATCGGGTCGATGTCCCGGGCCGGCGTCGAGATCCGCCACAGCGGCGGAGTCCAGATCACGGGCGGCGATGTTCTGTCCAACGGGCGGGGCATCCTCATTACCCCCCAGAACGGGCAGAACATACAGGCCGTTCATGTCGTCAATACGTACATCGACACCAATTCCTACGAAGGTATCCTGATCGACCCACAGGGAACCGGGGTCGCCGCCACCTTCATGTTCAACGGCGTCTGGGTGGCGACCAACGGTCAGCAGACCGGATATCCCGGCATCAGGGTCAAGGGGACCGCGCAACAGACGAGCGGGATCAGCTTCTTCGGCGGGCGCTCGATCAATAACGGCGGTGAAGGGTTCCGCCTCGAAGGCGGCATCTACGTCGACGTGGCTAGTATGCAGATCGGCTTCAACTCAAGGAAGACGGAGAACACTTACTCCGGTTTCTACGTCGCCCCGGCGTCTCCAATTGGAGCCTGAAGGGCGGCCGCGTCGGGCCGGTCTACGGCATGAGCGCGAACGTCGAGACGCAGAAATACGGGGTCGAAATCGCTCCGGGAGCGAGCGATTTCTTCTCGGTCGAAGCCGACCTCTCGGGCAACGTGACCGGGCCGATCTCTAATCAGGCCACGGGCTCGCACCAGATCGTCAACGCCATGGGGGCGCACTGGACGTACATGGGCGGCAACGCGGGCTTCGGCACCCGGAGCCCGGCGAACAACCTGACGGTCGCCTGCTCGCCCCGTCCCTTCTCCGACGCGCAGGCCGGCGGGGCCTGCGCGCAGTTCGGGGTCGGGTCCGGGGCGAGCACCGACGACGCGATCTTCGCGGGCGTCCTCTCCGGCTCGTATGCCTGGATCCAGGCCGCCAAGCCCGGGACCGGGACGCGCCCCCTGATGGTCAACCCCAACGGCGGCGCGGTCGCCCTCGGGCGCTCGGGCATGTCCCCGGCCTCGACGGACGGCTGGCCGGCGATCCCGGTCACCGCCGGGGCACCCGTTGGCACGCCTACCGGCATCCCGGCCGGGTTCGCGCCCATCCAGGCCGACAGCTCCGGCAACAAGCTCTGGATCTACCTCAACGGAACGTGGCTCTACGTCGGCACCGCCGCGCCCTGACCCCGCCATGACCGCCACCGCACCCCGCGCGCCGCCCCTCGGGCGGCGCGCCCATCCGCACGCGACGAGGCCAGCATGACGACCCGCATCCTTGAGCTGCCGCTTCTGACCACGAAGATCACGACGGCGCTCAACGAGGACTGGCGGGACGCGCTTCAGTTCCCCGACGCCGACAACACCCCGATCCCGCTCGCCGGGATGGCCTTCCGCGGGACCTTGCGCGAGACGGTCGACGGGGCCGCCTACTTCTACCTTGCCAGCTCGGGCGTCCCGACCCCGACCGGCGTGCCGCGGGTCGACCTCCTGGTCGTCGGGGACGGGACCGTGCTCGGGATCGTCTGCCCCGTCACGCGGATGCGCTCGGGCCGGGCCGGGACCTACATCTTCGACATTCGCGCCTTCGCCGACGGGGTGACCCGCCGCTGCGTCAACGGCACTGCCACGATCGAGCGGGGCGTCGACAGGTGATCACCGAGATCATTGTCACGCGCCCGGCTCCCGGCCGGGCGGCGGGGCAGCCGTTCGCGCCCGGCTTCGTCGGCCCGGTCGGGCCACAGGGGGAGCAGGGCCCGATCGGCCCGCCCGGCGCTCCTGGCGAGCGGGGCGAGAAGGGCGACACGGGCGAGCGCGGGCCG